TCGTCCTTAGATGCATTGAGATACACTTCATATGTTCCATCGTCAGTTTCTAATGTGTGCTTAATATCCATGATTGAATAATCTCCTTATCCTTCACTGAGCAATAAAGAAATCCATGTTTTTCAGCCCATTCACCATGCGTAAGTTTCATTCCGCCACATCGTTTAGATGGATTGCCAAAAATAAATCTCAAATCTAGATTAGGATATTGTTGCTTTAACAATATATATTTTATACGTTCTTGATGATCAATTAGAATGCCTTTTCCTTCAAGGTACACACCATTTGGCAGAACAAAATCTGGATTGTATTGGTGTTTAGACTCTGGAACAATATAGGAGATTTTCTCTGATTCATATTGCCATGGTAAACCTGTCTCGTTCAAAGCTTTTACCACGTCGATTTCTAACTTGGATCTCACCTTGATTGGTTTGCCAAGATAATCGTCTACAACATGCTTTAAGGATGTCTTTTCAGTTGTCATACGTTTACCAAGTCAAGCGAAGAGGGTTTGTCTGCATAACGTCCATTGAAGGACCACTGACAAGGCCAATACACATCACTATCTTCATCATAATATGCGCCGTTTATGTAGTCTTCATAGAAGATTTCATAGATTCTAACATCGGATCCAGCTCTTGTTTTAACATTGATGGTATAATTAATTGGGTGTCCGTTCGATTTGCCCATGTTACTCCTTGTTCACGACATAACCACATACACATTAGGTTAACCGCGAGTTGATGTTTATCTTGATACATGTCATATACTGTATCAAACATTTCTTGTTCTTCGTAACAACCTTCTAGAAACTTGGCTGCTTTCTTTGGACCAATACCAGTAAGACCAAATAGATTATCTGTTTTATCTCCAATCAATATTTGTTGATAGAAAGTAGACAACCCGTTTGTAATAGTAACATCATCACTTTCTTCCTTGACAAAATTATAGTGTAAGCCAGCAACCTGCTTAAGATCTTTGTCAATAGAACAGATGACTGTTCCTTCATGTTGATTGAAGCCTTCTCCTTCATATTCTGCCTGTGTTTGGCTCCAAGCAAGTGCATCATCAGCTTCATATCCCTCGAAAAGTTCAGCGTTCCAATTGTCCATCAGATATTGCTTACAAGCTTTGCGATGAACAGGATCTACTGTATCTCGACGATTCGCTTTATATTCTGGATACACATCATAGCGAAAGTTCTTATGTGGAGAAAGGAAACAACGGTACTTATCTGCTTGAGTTGAATGAATGATTGTTTGCATCAGTTGTTCTGTACGCAAAATTGCAATTTCTTCTTCAGCCTCACAGACACGTACCTTATCTACTGTACGCTCACAACTAGCTGCACACCTATACGCTACAATGTCCCCATCGACCAGTGCTATCATCTAAACTTTCATCTTAGAAGAATATTGTCCTTGTCCTGTTACTTTAAATGCTGTACTAGATGTAATCCGTATTGTCTCTGGAGAACCACAAACAGGACACGCTTGCGGCGCGCCTGCTGTAGTAACAAACTTCTCAAAGATATGATCACAATCTGTACATTGATAATCATGTACCTTAATCATTACATTGGCACGTCATCATCAGGATCAAAGGTAGGAAGATCCGCGAGTTTTGGTGGTGGTGTATCAATACCAAAGACAAACGCTTCATAGAAAGATGCTGCAGCAACTACTTCTTCTTTAGTTGGATTCTTCTTATCAGTTTTTAATGTGTCAATAGCTGCTGAGATAGAAGACTGACGAACAATGTAAACCTGCTTCTTGGCACGTTCTTCAGGAGTCTCATAGGTAGACTTAGGTGAAGTGAAGTTCGTCGATCCTGTGGCCTTTGTGACAGCCTCAGGGCTACCACCAGTGTCCGTACTAACCCCATTTGCGATACTCGCTTCAATCCAGTCCCAATAACCCTTATCATTCTTCTGCATTTCAATGGTGTAAACTTCACCCTTCTTTGCATCGACCAAAGTCTTATAGACAATTGGATTGGTAAAGGACATTAGTTTCTTAGACGAAGTCTGGCCCTTTGCGAGATCCTTGAAAGTGATCTCCGCCATCTTGTATTTTCCCTTGTCTTCGACATTTGCATCAATGAATTGAATTTGAATTTTCATTTATATCTTTCTTTATAATTATATTAATTAACTACTGTCTATACTTAATATTATACCACATATTTTCTATGTGTCAAGCACTTTAGTGCACGCCCTTTCGGGCTAATACTAATCTTCTAAATCTTTTAGATTTGGTCCTGTCTGAACCTCTCCGCACATGGGAAGAGTCCATTCAATGCCAAACGCACGTTCTATGTTCTTAGGAAGATCCTTGAACACATCTACCATGAGTTCCTTAACGATCTCCACCTCGTCTTCAGGGGAGTCGGATGTAAGAGAATCATGAATAGTGCTAATAAGTAAGCTACGCAACTTATACTTAGAAAAACGGGCAGCAAGACTAACCCTAGCAACAGCCATAACGTCTGCCCCGAGACTCTGGTTAGGATAGTTCGTAATTTCATATTCAGAAAATTCTCCTCGTTTGTTCTTCTTGAATGTGAATTCTCTACCAACAGGTGAACGTAACTTTCCAGTTGAATTCACCTCTTGTAGATATTTCATGTGTGTCTTATACAATCCATAATACTTTGAATAATACTGGTCAATAACATCTTGCCAATATTGCTGCTTATTGCTTACTGCCGCAAAATCTGGATCATGGCAATAAGCAAAGGCTGGTCCACGATAAATCCAACGAAATAGAAATACCTTCGCAATCAAGCGTGATGGTAGATTGAACTTCGTTTGATTGTCAAGGTGAATATCAAACTTACTAGGATCATTTACAACATTGTGCCATTCTTCAATTCCATTTTTGTCTTGACTCAAATGCAAATATGTGCACCATTCGAGGCTTTTTGCATCGACGTTTACTAACATTAGAACCTACTCTCGCACAGGCGCTTCCCAATTGGAGGAATGTTTTGACCATTGGGGTTACTACTAGCGATCCGTCCCGTAACCGCACCACACTGGTTATACGAGAGATGTAAGTAGTCACCCCAACCCATAGTCTGCATCTTCTTGGGAAGTCCTAGAAGATACGTTCCATTCTGCTTCTCTAGTTTACTACGCTCAAGAATTAACTCAATGAGTTTCTTAGCTAGTTTGCTTGGTTTTAGAGATCGCAGTACATCTTCCGCTACTGAGCGGTTTTCTTTCTTTTCTCCGAATTGATATTCTGTTAAGGGGGTGACGAGCTGTGGGAATTCCGTTGCTGATTCCACATTTTTGTATTTGACTTGGCCTGCTCTAGCACCAGTTTTAAAATGTCCGATTGGCATTTGATGTTCGCGGATAATGTTGCCGCCATAAAGGATAGTAGATTTTTCATTGTTTGAGTTCCAGTTAATTTCAAAGTCAACAATATTGTTGAGTTGTGTTTCAAGGTCAGTAATGCGAATATCGTTTTCTTCAGCGATTTCTAATGACCGACCCACATTATATTTCAATCCATTCCATTCCATCTCTAGAAGTACAGGCAGGTCATGCATGTGTAACTTAAAGAGTTTAAGCATGTGAGGATATTTTGTTGCAAAGTCCTTGAGTTGATCGACGTAAAGTTCATATGTAATTTCTACATCGTTAACACAATATTCTTCAAGTTCATCCATAGGGATGTCTAGTGTGTCAATCCCCTGTGACCAATACTGCTCACTGATGTAGTCTTGTTTGGGTGATAATCCTCTGTTAAGACAAGCGGTTCGTAGATCAGGGAACTTCCATGTTTGATTACTAAATATAAACTCAGCGTATTGACAATCGTAGATACGAGTCCCGAAAGGAGGGACATACCCAAACTCACGTCGAAGCCAAGACAGATCGAACTTGCCGTTAAAAAAGACAAGCAACCTACCCACAGATAAGGTTTCATTTATACGGCCAGCGTCCCAAGGACTTTTGAAAGAGTATGTATTCGTTGAATTCTTTGAAATAACCTTTATTACCAATAGGCATAGTTGGTTCCTTGGATCATGCACATTCCCTTTGTTATACGTAGACGTTTCAACGTCGATTACGAGG